TCCGCCCACCCCCCCAAGCGTTCGCGAGCGAAGCTGTCGGGTGCTACGTCGTCCGCTTCGGCTGCGATTGTTTCTTCGTCAATGAGATAACCGAGTGACGGGTTCGTTTCGTACCAGCGGTCTACTTCGTGCGTGTCGCCGACTTCCTCGACCGCCCATTCCAGCCACGCCGTACCCTTTGTATCGCCGTCGTGTACCCTGTCATGTAGGGGTTTGAACACCTCGGCGGGTGCTTTCTCGTTTGGCGGCGTTCCCAAATAGATAACTTGTGCGTTGTGCTTCTTGCTTGCCGACGTAACAAAGCGTGACGCGTCCTGTTGCTCTCGCGTCAACTCCTGCGCTTCGTCGTAAATTACAACGTCGTAACTCTTACCACGTGCAAGGTTATTTGTACGCGTTGTGAAGCGAATATAGCCGCCATTCTTCAAGTAAATAGCTTGCTGGCCGTTAGTTTTGCGTACCGTGTCTAAGAGGTCGTTTAAGTCCTCGTTTTCCTCGTCCTCGAACGGTGCGGAAAGCTCCTTGAACATGCCGTCGGCGGTGTCTCCGTGTTGGCACGTGTACAAGATTTTTTCGCCATCCGCTATTAAGCCGTAGAAGCACCGAGCGCGAACGCTCCACGATTTACCGTTTTGCCTAGCAAGTGACAGTCCAACGGTTTTGAACGCGTATTTATCGCGCTTGTCGCGAGCCAACATTACGTCCAAGAAGTGTTGCTGCCACTCCAAAGGTGCGTCCCAAAACTCGGAAGCCAGGGCGGTCGCTTGCTCGCCGTCGGTGTATGCGTACTTACCGACGATTTCGTATGTCGGTGTTTGCCTGCCGTAACGTTTAGCCACCGTTTACCCTCTTTGCTTTCTTCGCGCGGTCATTCATCACAAACTGCAACATCGACGCTTGTTTCGTCTTTTTCTTCTCGGGTTCTGCCGCGTCATTGATACCGAGTTGTTTATTGAGCTGCCTAATTTCCGCGCTCGCCTGTTTGAGCGTCGATATCTGCGGCAATGCTTTCAAGTCGCCGAGCTTGTTTTGATATGCGACCTGCCCCACGTCGTCGATGTCGTCAATGCACTGTTGCGCCACTGCGTGCCACTGCACCAATAAAAGAAGCGCGGGAACGTCTGATGTGCTAAACGTCCTCGCGCTTGTAATCTCGTCCCACTTCGCGGACTTGAACGGGTCATTTGCCACGTTTGCAGGTTTTGTCAGTCCGCTTGCTTTCTTCCGTGGCATGTATCACCTCGCTAATAAAAAAGCAGCCACGAAAAGTGACTGCTTGATGTGATTGCTTAAATTCGCTGGAAATTATTAGTCAACTATTACAAGATTACTATCGAGCATCTCGTAAACTTCCGCATAGCTCTTTTTTGCTTCTTCTGGTGCGTCATCTTTTATGTGGTATCCGCGACCATCTTCAAAAAAGAAATCGTCGATACCTTCATCTTCTGGAGTTGTATACCAATCGCGGTTTGTCATGAAATAGGGCATTTCTGGAAATGTCATTTTGTACCCCTCTCAACTTTACTTTAGCTTATTATCTCGCAAATAATCGCGCATTGCTAGTCCTATTGCATTAGGTGCTCCAAGATGCGCGTTTGCGAACGCTTCGGCGAAAAATTCATAACTGTTATATGTCCCGTATGTTGACATTGTAACGCCTTTAGAACTGTATTTTTTAATAGCGATTGAATTAATTTCTTTTTTAGCAATCTCGCTAAAAGTATCGGCAGAAACGGAAGCACCCCTTGAAATAGCCCGCTGATACAAGGCATTTTGTACCAGATGCCCATATTCATGCGCTACCGTATATCCTGCATAGCTTGTTAGTCTGCCATCTGTTGGCATCGAGAAGAGCGTTGCTTCTTCTCTTCTTTGATTTCTTGCCAAAGTTGCAGCATTTGCCATATGGCGCGGGTTAAGAAGTAGATTTGCATTGCCGTTACCGTCTGAACCTGCGGCGGCTGCAAAATTACCCGTTGCGGCATATACTTTTGTTGGGACGGCATGGATTGCGCCGTACTCTTTTTCCAGCTTTTGGAGTTGAAGCATGTAGGCACCCATTGACCACCTGCATATATTAAGGGTGAATATACATCGCCGCAGCTAGGCGGCTTGTTGTGATAAAAAACACATCGGGGGGATATTAGCCCTGGGTGCAAGGTATGGCGAGCCCTGTTTGAACAAAAGACCCCCCTATACTAGGCACTGTGAGCCGTTCTAAGCCCCCATTTACCACGTTGTGGTGTGCTGGTACTGCAATAGTGTTTCTGTGTCTATAGCGTGGCTCTGCGTTGCTCTCATGATGTTCACAAAGTCTATAGGCGTTTGCCACGCTGCGTCGCGAGCGATTGCGGCGGCTTTGAGCTTCTCGACCTTTGCCACGCTCTTTGCCGACCTCCACGCATTGCAGCACCTATGCGCCGCGCGTATGTTATCCGCGTCATAGGGTGAGCCGCCCTGGCTTACGGGTACTAGCTCGTCGGCTTCATAGGCTAACGGGTCGCGTGCTGGTCGGTTGTAATCGATAGCAAGGCCGCATATCCAGCGGGGCGCGCCGATAGCGCGTACCCTTGCGCGTACCGCATTTCTGCGTGTGCTATTAGCTCGTCTTACGTTTGCGCCCATATGCTCCCCGTCCCTACCCCTACCCCCTAGGGTATAGGGTGGGTGTATCGACAAAAGAAAAGCGGCCGTGGAGAGGAACACGACCGCTGCCCGAGAAAGGTTACTTTAGACTGTAACCTATGCGTTTATCTTTGATTATTCTTTAGACTATGCGTTTGCGATGCCTTGACCTGCTGCGACGTGTTGGAGTCCGTATGTGTCGCATGTCTCGCATGCTATGCGTGCGTATTTGAAGATTGACGCGATACTCATACATAGCACCGATGCCGTTTGCTCGTATGTCATACCGTGAATGTAATGAAACTTGATGATGTTTGCTGCGTCCTCGCCAACGAGCGACGATAAACCACTATCGCCGTTTTTCCCATAGAGAACATACTCGCATGTTTCTTTCAACTTGTCGTATGCGTTCGCTGCTCGCTTTTCATCTTCTTCTAGCATTAAACGGATATCGACGGTTCGCATTGTGTCCGGGTCTTTGGTACTTGATACGTTCTCGTTGAACTTCTGCGTTTTTGCGCCTTCGGTGAGCTTGTACGCGTTTACTCTCTCGCGTGTCTGAAACCAACGCTCACGAGCTTCTAGGCATGCCGTAAATAATTCTTTAGATGATGAATAAGCTAAATCGTAATTATCGCTTGTCCCTTTGATACCATTTGCCGTTGATACCATTGCGCCACCCTTTCTCTCTCGGTAGCTAAATGATAGCGTTTAACTGCTCAAATGTCAACGGCTCGCATTAGTTATCAACATATTTTCAACACGTTTTATACAAGTTTTCAACAAATAATAGTTATTAAAAATGCGCTTATCGCGCAAATCGATAGTACTATTCCCTTTTGAATGTAAACTGGAAAGCAAGGAGCGCAAAAGGCGGTCAGATACCCGCTGAAGCGTCTGCCCGCTTTTGCTTTGAGGTGTGAAACGTCGTGTTCCCAAGGTTGTCTCGGGTGATTGTTCCCCTTCGCTGGTTCTTTTCTCTTGCTGCTGCGGTCTTTTGGGAAACTTGTTTTCCTTAGTATAGCAGATTGAAAATTAAAAATGTCGCGTTTGTACCTCAATGTCGCGTATGTCGCCAAAGTTAACAATTTGGAAACAATTATGTAACACTTTAGAAACGTAATATGAAGTTACTGTGTAAGCTATTCCAATATTGCATGACACTCAATGCGTTTTTGTAATAACTAGCATGTGATTAGGCATAGAAACGAAAAAAAGGCCAGCAACCGCAAGGGCTACTGGCCTGTGTGTTAGATTTCTTCGACTACGATAACATGATAACTTTTTCCCCAGAGTTTATTTAGCTCACTGTATAAACCATCATTAACGGGCTTATCGAACGTCAACTCACGCGGGAAGAATGATAACTTTGTTAACCTTCTTATAAGGTAGTTCTCGCGGTTAGTTTCCATGAAGTTTGTATAACGACATTGAACTACTGCGCCGTCATGACGAACGATAATTTTCACGACGGTTAGAGGTTCGCCGTCGCCGTCGACCTTGTAAACCCTATCGCCGATGTGAATTGCTCGTCCCTCCTTGGAACGCGGACATGTAATGTAGTCCGTAATGTCAACGAGAGATTTAACCTCTTCGAGCAGCTCGGCGCATGTCTCTTTGTCGCGCTTCTCTCGCCATGTGGCAAATACAAACTTCGGATAAAGCGCGCCGATTAGGTCTAACGAGTTTACCTCCTCGCCCGCCCTGTTCATGTCCTCCAACTTCTCCAGCCTTTTAACGGCTTCTTTGCGTCTCTTTCTGTCCTTCTTCATGTTTAACCTCCTACGGGAAGCCCAGCGGCCATAACGAACGCCAGGCGTTGTTTATGCTGGCTTAGAATGGAATATCTGCGTCGTAAAACTCGGGTTCGGGTGCTCGCGGTGTGCCGTATGCGGGCGTATCTGCCACCTTCGCGGCTTCCGCGGCGGGTGATGTCACTTGCTGGCCTTGACGGCTTAGGAAGTCGATTTCATCGACAATGACCTCTAGTTTGCTGCGACGCTGTCCCTCTTTGTTCTCCCACGCGCTGTAACGCAGCTTGCCTTCAATGGCAACCTTTGAGCCCTTGGAGATAAAGCGGGAAACGGCTTCTGCGCGTGAGCCAAAGACGATACAGTCAACGAAATTCGGTACGTCTTCCCATTCGCCCGTCTGCTGGTTCTTGCGACGGTCGTTCACCGCAACACCGAACGCAAGCATTTGTGTACCGCCTGCCGTGGCTCTAAGCTCCGGGTCGCGCGTTAGGTTGCCTGTGATGTTAACTCGGTTGATACTCATTAAAAGGTCACTTCCTCAAAGTCTGCCGCGCTCTGTGTATGCTCTTTCTTTGGCTCGGGTTCGACTGTCTCGACTCCCGCGTCTGCGTCCTCGATATCCTGTTTCATGGCTGCTACCGCTGCCGCTACTTGGTCGTTGGTCATCGTCTCCATGCTCGACGCTTTGACGGTATCTAAAAGAAGCTGTGTGCCGTCCTGCGGGCTTACTCCTGCCGCTTTGCACCATTCTTTATAAAGTGCTCTAATCTCGCTTAAATCGGTTTGCTCGTGCGTTGGCTGCGGTTGCATAGGTGCTTCCTCGATATCCTGTGTGAAGATGTCACTTGCTGCGGTAGTCGAACGCACCGCGTCAACGAAAGCACGCTTTTTGGCCATCTTTAGAACTGTGTTCCAAAGGTCGGCGATGTCTTCGTTCTCAACGGTTGCTTTGGTCTGCCAATCTTTGCGATAGCGGTATTTCTTTTCCATGGTCGAGCACAAGCCCATACCAACGCCAACGATTGAGCCTTCCTCATTGAGCAGGTTACATGTAACGTCATACTCGCGGTGGTTGTCGCCTAAGTCCTCTTTTGTAATATCGTATTTAGGCACAAAGCGGAACATAAGCGCGATTTTCTCCGCGCCCGGCTGGAGCAATACGGGTCTATCTCCACAACCCTTGATAGTGTCGTAATGTGTACCCTTCTGTAAAACGTCCTGCATAAGGTATTGAATTTGGTTGACCTGTGAGCGGACAATCTCCGCTCCGGTCTTGTTACTAGACTGTACAAGTGCGTTTGCCATGATTAGCTCCTTTTAAGTACGCCGTGGATATTGTTTGCTTTAAGCCAAGAAAGAAGATTGCCGCGCTGTGTAGGTGTTACTTCAACCTCGATAATCAACTTCATCACTGGCTCGGGTGCCTGTGGTGCTGCCTGTGGCTCTGTGGCCGCGTGTGTGGCCTGTGGTGCGGCTTGCTGTTGCTCCTGTTGGCGTGCGGCTGCTTCGGCTGCTATGCGCTCTTGCTGCTCTTGCCACTGTCTCTCGCGCTCTTGCTGCTCGCGTTCGAGCTGCTCGGTTTTGTCACGCTGAATACGACGCTGTATCATCGCGGACATGGTGTTCTCAAACTCTAACGTTGAGAAGTAATCGCCCTTAACTTCGACGCGTTCGCGGTCGTCCATTTCTGTTGCGTTGATGTTCTTGATATCGTTTGCGACGCGGTCAATACACTTACGCAGATGCTCGACGGCTGCACGCTCGTTTGTCGAACGGTTGAGCCACTTACCCTCTGTACCGAAACGCTTTAGAAGCAGCTCAAATGGAACGAGTGCGGTTTGCTGGCCGTCAAGTGGTAGTGCAATGTCGGGTGCGTACGTCTCGTATTCCTCCTGGAGCGTGGTGCGGCGCGTACTCTCCCACCTGTCCTCGTAATCGGTGATGTTCGACTTGTAAGCACTTTCGAGCGCGGTTAGCTCGCCGATTGCTTCGGCTGCGTGTGCCTTGAAACGATTGATTGCGTTCTCTAGCGTCGAAGTCATCGACTTTCGGTCGCTGTCGATTGCCGCGATTTCCTTGCGAAGCATTGCGCGAGCCGATTTAGCGTCTTTGTAATCGGCTTCGTTCGTGATGTCGTGCGGCTGGTATTGTGCCGCGATTGTTGCAGCCTTACTGCGTGCTTCTGCGAGCCATTTGTCGCCGTCTGTGAGTATCGCGGGCGGCTCGATGACTTCCGCTTTTACTTCGATTACATCGTTATTTTTTGTTGCCATTTTCTTTTAACCTCTCGTAGAATTTGGAATTTGCCCACTCTTCGCGGGCTTCTTCTTTGGTTGCCTTTGTCGCGCTCTCACACCCGCAATAGTCGCAGTGCAAGAAGTAGCCGTGCGCCGTCTCGCGAACGCCGATGCCGTAGAACATGCCGCCGTTATTCATGCAATGCGGACAAATCATTAGCGTTCCTTTCTGTTTAGGAACATGCCGCCGAACATTAGAAAACCGCCGATAAGCACACCAAGGCACATATTTAGCGCGCCGTAGTAGTAATCCCAGTTTGGGTCCCCTGTGTTTGGTAGTGCCGCCTTCTTTGCCTTCTTCGCTGGCTTTGCTGGCTCGGGCTGTGGCTGTGGCTCAGGGTCTGTGTCCTGTGGTGTTGGTACTGGCTCGGGTGTAGGTGTTGGAGTTGGTGGTGTCTCCGGCTCGGGCTGTGGCTCGGGGGGTACTGGCTCCGGCTGGGGGGTTGTGCCG